CGATGGAAATGATTTGAGCGAACCGCTGAACATAAGGGCAATCAAAGATTTTGAAAATTTAAAAATGATTCCCAGAAATAATATTATGTACGGAAGCATTAAATGGCAGTTAGACCCATTGCTTCCAAGATATGGTTTGCCCGAATATTACCCATTAACATTTAGAGTTGGTCAGGACTTTATTGTTAAGACCGTACACCATTCAAGGGTAATTGAACTTCACGGAATTAAAATACCAACTTCACAAGCAAGCATTATTTCACCTGAATACCGTTACTGGGGAATTTCGGAATTGCAAAGGGTTCAGGACAAGTTGAAGGATGTTGCTGGTGCTTTTGGTTCACTTTCACAGCTGTTGCACGAGCTTTCAGTTGGGAAGTTTAAGTTTATGGATTTGGCTGAAATATTGAGTGCTCCCGATGGTGACAAGCTAATTCAAAAAAGGTTGCAAAGCATGGATTTAATGAAGTCAACCTTTCACAGCTTAATAATGGATGTAGGTGAAGACTACATAAGGGAGAATGCAACATTCACAGGCATTCCGGAAGTGATGTATCAATTTTTCATGCTCATTTGTTCAGCAAGTAGCTATCCAATGACAAGGTTGTTTGGCATTTCTCCGGCTGGATTAAATTCAACAGGTGATGGTGATACATACCGTTACTATGACAAGGTTGAATCGGAACAAAAAAGAAAATTACTTCCAATTCTCGACAGACTTACCAGCATTTATTCAGAATGGAAAAACATTGAAAAACCCATAATTGAATTTAATCCGCTTGAACAAATGACGGAAAAGGAACAGGCTGAACTTGCTGAAAAAAAGGCATTAACGGAAAAGACAAAGGCAGATACGTATCAAATGTATATTGACATGGGCATTATGACACCTGAAATTGTTGAGGAGCTTGAGTTCGGCAACACGTTAAAGGAAATTAACAACAAGCTAGGAAATTCAAATGAATTTCCACCAGTAGGAGAGGAGAAATAAAAATGGATAAATGGTTGTCTTTCGTTTCTGTAATAGCGAGTTTTGCAACATTGCTTGGATTTGTTGGAATATTTATAAAGCTGGGAAGGGAAAAGGGTGAATCGGATGCTATAATTAGGGAAGTAAGAAAAGACGTTGACACAAACGCGAAGGACATCAACAGCCTTGGGCAGAAGGTAAACCAAATGCAAATTGAAAATACAAGGTTAATTTCAACCTTGAGTTCCGACTTGGGGTGGATAAAATCAAGTTTAGCTGACATTAAAAGTGAAATATCAAAAGGCAAGGAGAAATAAAAATGGAAGAAGCAAAAGAAAACAAAAAGGAACTGAAGGCGAAGAAAGTTTCTTTATTCGGGAAGATTATTGCTGGTATAATTCTTTTAGTGGGATTTGTTTTGAAGTGCCTTAATATTTTCAATTGTGAGGTTGATGAACTAATTAAAATAGCGTTTGCAATTCTTGCAATTTGCGCTCCAATCGACATCAACATTTCACTGGACAAGTTTTTGAAGGGAGGAAATCAAAATGAAAATGACGCTTGAAGAGTTTGTTAAAAAGTACAACGGAAAAAAAGTTGACTTTGATGGTGTGTATGGTCCGCAATGCGTTGACTTGTTTAGGCAGTATGCAAAAGAAGGATTAAATATTCCTGTTCATACTGGTCTTTGCAAAACAACAGGCGGAGCAAAAGACCTGTTTCTTGATTATGAAAAAATGCCTAATGAAAAAAAATATTTCATACGGTTGCCTAAGAAAAATCCAATCGCTGGTGACGTTTTGATTTGGGATTCTTCAATTTCAAATCCGTATGGTCATGTCGCTATTTGCTTGGGAACTTTGGGAAGCTCGTTTATTGTTTTTGAACAGGACGGATTCAAACAGGACGGAGCAAAAATAAACATAAGAAGCAATCAGAATTTTCTGGGGTATTTGCGCAAAAAATGAAAACTTGCAATACTTGTGAATGGTTTGTTGAAGAAACAGATGTCATTGGTGACTACCAGCATTCAGAAGCAAAAAGATGGGGTTTTGGCTTTTGCCTAGTTAAGGATTTGTTCACTCCAGCAGAAGCAAATGACAAATGCTGTCAAAATTATGTTGAGGAAAATTGCTGTGAAAATAAAGAACGAAACTGAAATTCAATTGATGCGCATACTTTTCAAAACAAGCGGAAGCAAGGCAGTATGCAAGAAAACTAAGGTCTTTTTTTGAACCCTTAACAACGTATGTTGAAAAGTACATAAATGAAAACATGGAGCCATTGTTAAGGGGTGATTCAAATAATGTTAGGCTGGATGCTATTCCGGGCGACAGTTTTCGTGACATGATTTACAACCTTGAGGAATGGCTTGCGGTTTATATGCCCGATATTTCAGATGTTGATGAAGATTCAGCTGGTAACGTGATATTAGCTTCAATTGCAAAGACAGCAGAAGAAGCAAAAAAATTCGGCGACAAGGAATTTCAAAAATCAATTGAAAAGGGTATACACGTCAATCCACCTGTCGCAAGTGTATGGTGGAATGATATGCTTAAAAGTTGGGCGGAAGATAATTACACTTTAATTACTTCAAACGCTAAAAAATATATAACACAAATAAACGTTCTTACTGAACAGGCTATTGTTAATGGTCTTTCACCCAAAACATTGAAAGAACAAATAAAAAAAGCAACAGAAAGTCTTTCCGACAAGCATTGCAAATTGTTAGCACGTGACCAGATGGGAAAGTTGAATGGGCAGATATCACAAGCGCAATCACAGGAATTGGGATTGGAACTATACGTATGGTCAACTTCGATGGACGACAGGGTTCGTGAAAGTCACCAGCTAATGGAAGGACTTTTGTGTAGGTATGATGACGCGACAGTTTGTAGTTATGACAATGGCAAAACATGGGTAGACCGTCCCAGCGGTGCGGTTCAATTGCATCCCGGACAGGACATTCAGTGTCGTTGCGTTGGTTCAGCTTTTTATCCTGAACTCGAAGCTGAAATGAAAAAACATACCACTTGAATAATTTATTTGAAATTAAAAAAAATAACACTTTACTTTTTTTAATTTATGTTTTATAAATTAAATATGGAATTAAATGAAGAACAGCTGACAAAAGTAAAAGAGGCTTGTAAGAATATTGATTATGGTTGCGTGACAATAAAATTAAACAAGACTTTGAAGTTTGTTGACATTGTTATTGAACAGCAAATAAGGCTCCAGAATGAGCCCACCATAATTAAAAATGTAGTTGAGAAAGACAAACGATATTAAAAACAGTTTTTCTTTTTAACCCTTTACAAAACAAACAAGCTGACTGAAAAACAGAAGCAACGGAAACAACCGTTGCTTTTTTTTTATTTTGGGATAAAAGCATGGTAAAAACAAACATTAAAAGATTTGATAATATCGACAATTCCCAGTGGATGACGGTTCCTTTTGAAAGAACAAATGAAGGTTTTCTTCGCGGTCGTGCTATTGTTACTTCAATTGGCGTATTTACATACAAAAGAGCTGACGGAACAATTCAGCGTGAACTAAGGCTTCCCGAAGAAGTGTTTGCAGAAGGTACACTTAATTCAATGAAATTAAAGCCTGTTACTTTGAACCATCCCAGCGAACTTGTTACAAGCGACAATGCAAAATCACTTCAGGTTGGAAGTCTCGGCGATAATCCTTCTTGGACAAAAGAATGGCACGACCATAATTATAATGAAGTTACTGATGGAATAAATTGCGCTGTTGACATGATAATAACAAGAAAGGACGCAATTGAAGCCGTATTAAACGGCAAGCAGGCTCTTTCCATGGGTTATACCTGTGACTTGGAAATGGCTGAACCGAATGCCACTTGGTGCGGAATTGAATATGATTTTATTCAGCGCAACATTAGATATAATCATTGCGCAATTGTTGATTCTGCAAGGGCTGGAGACAATGCAAAAATCGAACTCAGAGCGGACAGTGAAGATGCTGTCCTTGAGGATATTTTAGTCACAACAAAAAAGACCGATGGAGGTAAAACAATGTTGAAGAAAATCAACTTGGACGGCATCGACTATGAAGCTGAGGAAAGCGTCATCAAAGCATACAATGCTGAAAAGACACGTGCTGACAAAGCTGAAAAGGATGCTTGTGAAGAAAAGAAAACAATGGACAAAAAGGTTGCTGACCTTGAGGACAAGGAAAAGGAGCTTGAAAAGCGCATTTCCGAACTTGAAGCCGAAAGGGATTCTGCAAAGGAAAAGGCAGACAGCCTTGAAAAAGACCTTGAAAAAGCAAAGGCTGATTCAGCTGACCCAAAACGTCTTGATGAAGCAGTAAAGGCAAAAATGGAACTTCTTCAGAATGCAAAGAAAGCAAATGTTGAAGTAAAGAACGATATGTCCGACATGGACATTAAAAAGGCAATCATTACATCACAGTTCCCGAAGGCAAACTTTGACGGAAAGGATGATGTTTACATTCAGGCACGTTATGACAGCGCAATTGAAATGATAGTTGAAAAGAACGATTCAACTACAAGACAGTTCACTTCAGAACTACCGCCTGAGGTTCACGCTGATGAAAATGACGCTCGTGAAAAAATGATTCAGCGCATGAAGAATCACGGAAAGGAGGAATAAGATATGAATCTTTACGGAAAACTTTCAGATGAAAAAGCCATGTGCGGTATGCTGTATGGCGTAAATCCAAAGACAATAGTTTCCATTCCAGCTGGTGAAAACATTAGCTTCGGAAAGGGTGTCTTCTTGAACGGTGCAAAGACCGCCGTAATGGGTGGCAAGTATTCAAATCACGCTGTTGTTGATTTGTCCGCCTATACTACCGCAAGCAAGGACATCGCACTCACAATTAATGGAACTACCGTTACGGTAACAACAACCGCAACAATCGCAACAGATGTCGCTTCACTTGTTAGCGACATTAACAATGATGTTGACGGTGTGACAGCTGTTGCCGGAACAGGTGCGGACGCTGGTAAAATTAATCTTGCTTCTGATGACGGAAAAGAACTTACAATCGAACTCGTTTACGATGGTTCGGACGTTACTTCAAGCAAGGTAACAACCTCAAGCGATGGTGTTTATGCTGGAGTAGCTGTATTCCACCAGAACGCATTTATGAACTCTCGTGGTTGCTATGTAGCCAAGGAAGCTGTAAACGTAATGGAGAAGGGATATATTTGG